GTGCCACTCCGACGGTGGCCATAGGCCAGGCCGTGGGAACGACGAGCGAGGTTACGTTCGCCGGAATCAAGTCGACCTCCGTCATCGAGCCACTTACCATTTCCGCTACGGCGGCGACCGGAACGATAATCGTAGACGCCGCCAACGGAACTACCTACTACACCACCAATGCCAGCGCGAACTGGGTGGTCAATCTCAGATGGAACTCCGGCACGACGCTTGATTCGAAACTCGCCACTGGGGAAATGACGACGACGTCGTTCCTGGCGAAACAGGGCGGAACCGCCTACTACCCGACGTCCATCCAAGTCAACGGAACGACCTCCGGCGTAACCGCGAGGTGGCAGGGCTCCACCGGGGCCCCCACGTCCGGCAATGCAAACTCCATAGACATGTACACGTTCACCGTCGTAAAGACGGCTAGCGCGACCTTCGAGGTCTTCGCGGCGCAGACGCGGTTTGCGTAAAGTGATCACTCGGGAGCAACAATCGTGCCATTCATGAACAAAATAGGCGGCGGTTCGGCGCGTAGATTCGGACTCAGCAGAAGGTCGCAATTTTATTCGTGCGTTACGCACACCGCCGTCACGACCCTGAATCCCGCCGACAACAAGTGTTATTACCCCGCGAACTACGCAGCCACCGGCACAACCGCTCCGCAACAGCAAGGCCCGGGTTGCTATAGCGGTGGCGGCACTTGGGGTTCCGAGCCAAATGCGGGATGCTGTTCTTGTTCTGGATGTCCTTATTCGGAATGCATCGGATGTTTCGGCGTTTCTTGTTATTGTTACACCTCGAACTGGACGTTTCTTGGTACCGTTGGCGGAAGTTGCTACGCGCCGTACTACATAACGGTGAACGTCACCACCTATTCGTGTCCGGTGAACAACGGGATAGCGACGCTAAGCGGAACCACTTGCGTTTATCCGGCAACGTACAACGCGACCTTGATGGGATAGGAGTAAAATGACATGTCGGACGATTCATTGAGCTATTCGGCTGGTGGCAATTTTGCCAACATGACCGACGAAGAAAAACAGCAATTCTTTGCAAACATAGCACTCTCGAGCCCGACCCTGACGCCGGAAGCTTACGAATTCTTTGCTTTCGTGGTGAATGGCAAAGTCGAGGCGATATTTATTGCCACCAAACAGACAATGCAGAACTACATTGATGCTTTGTCGTCAAATCCAATCATCGTCAAGTTGAGTACTGCTCAAAAAAACGTCGTCGAAATGGGATGGGACTACGACGAGCAATCCGGTAATTTTTCGCAACCCGAATAGGCACTTGCATTTAGTCCAACACTTTCGTAGTAGGCTCTCCGGAGACAGGAAGGACAAATCAATGTCGTTTGAAATCAAGGCTACGGACATGGGTCCGATAATCGTCGTCGGCGAACAATTCATAACGCTAGCCAGCGATGATGCGTTACTCGAACTATGTCACGACGATCCGACAAAGTTCGACGCGATTCATAATCACATACAGGAGGAATTGCGTGATGCGTTCAACGTATACATGGATGCGATCGCATCGGAAATCAACCCACCCACGGGGAAGATGTACGCGTACATGGCCGCATTCCATCAATTTTGGATGTTCAGGCACATCAAGTTTGCCCAGTACTTAATGGCCCTCGAGAACGCGGAGCAAGAATGACCCCCGAAAGCAAAACAATTTCGTACTACGAAGAGCGACTCAATATTTGTAGAGAGTGTCCGAGGCTGTTCAAGCCGACGATGCAGTGCAAGGAGTGCGGTTGCTTCATGCGCATAAAAACTCGCCTCAAATCCGCTTCGTGCCCGATAGGGAAATGGTGAACAGGAACAAATGGTCGGAGACCGTAAATCGGAAACGATAATTTATTGGGCCGCGGCGCAGTCCAACAGCGAGACGTACGACCTAAATCACTTGTACCTAGGCGTAAAATCGCTCTATGAAGAGGTAACCGTAGACAAAGTACCGCTCAAGGACAGTTTAAGCGACTTCCTTAGGTGTCCTGCGTTTTCCGACCTAGCCAAAAACACATTCGTTCACAGGGCGCCGGTGGCGACGAACGCAAAACTTGATTTCGCAAGAAAACGCGTCAATCACGTCGTCGATAGTCATCTCGACACGATGACCCACAAGGTCAAGCTCGAGTTCATGAGAGAACCATCGCTAAGGAACCGCAACCTAATTCAATATACGTGGCCGATCATCTTTTTTTCGGAACAGGATAGCCTAATGGCAACAATGACGCCACCGTACTTTGAACGAACGATAAGCAGTCAATACGGCGTGGTGGTTCCCGGCAGATTTGACATAGGAAAATGGTTCAGGCCGATGAACATGGAATTTCAACTATGGGAGGGGGTAAGCGAGATACAGGTAGCCGCCGGTGAGGCGCTTTGTTACGTCCACTTCGACACGGACAAAAAAATAATTTTCAAAAAATTCATCATGACCAAGGAGATGGACAGGTTGTTAATATCCATACTCAGGGCCACCCCCTTCAGAAGGTTCGCCAGGCTCTCCGATAGATACAGGATATTCGAGCAATCCCAGTCCAAGAAAAGGGTTTTGAAACTGATCCAGAAACAGCTAATTTAAGGTTTTGGCAGACGATTGTCTCCAGTCAACGTCGTATATGTTCTATAATGTAGGTCAAACCGTCAGGGCAATCCAAAAGGTGTAACAATGGCTCATTTCGCCCAAATCAACGACAGCAACGTCGTTACTCAGGTAATCGTCGTCTCCAACGACAGTTGCGGAGGCGGCGACTATCCCGAAAGCGACCCGATTGGCGCCGCTTTCTGCACCGATTTGCTCGGCGGCACGTGGAAGCAAACCTCGTACAACGGCAACATCCGTAAGAACTACGCAGGGGTTGGATATACGTTTGATGCGGAGCGTGACGCATTCATCCCGCCAAAACCATTTCCAAGCTGGGTACTGGATGAGGCCACCTGCCGATGGGACGCCCCCGTGCCATACCCGCAAGACGGCAAAACATATCGGTGGGACGAGGAAACAACTTCTTGGATTGAAACGGAAATTCTGTGAACGGACGACTGGCCCCTACTCTTTTAGCCCTCAGCGCTTCGGCGCTGGTGGGCATTGCGGTTCATGAGGGGTACAGCCCGGTTGCATACGAGCCAGTCAAAGGCGACGTTCCTACGATTGGTTTTGGTACCACAGAAGGTGTAAAGCAAGGTGATAAAACTACACCAGAGCGGGCGCTGGTAAGACTACTGAATGATGCAAGTAAATTTGAGAAGGCAGTAAAGCGCTGTGCACCAGTACCTATGTACCAATACGAGTTTGATGCTTATGTGTCATTAACTTACAATATTGGGGAAGGCGCATTCTGCAAAAGTACGTTGGTAAGGCTACTCAACCAACAAAAATACGAAGAAGCCTGTAAACAAATTCTCAAGTGGGATAGATTTAAGGGCAAGCCACTGCCGGGCCTGACAAAGCGCCGCATGGAGGAGTATAAGAAATGTTTGGGCTTTTAGGTAATCGATGGGTATTGGGTGGATTGGCCGGGCTTGTAATGCTCGGCTTTTCATATTGGAAAGGGTACACTCACGGCAAAGATGTTGTGCAAAAAGAGTGGGATGCAGAACGTGTTGTGCTGGAGCGAGAGGCGCAAGCCCAAGCAGACAAAGCGCGACAGATTGAGCGCCAACTGCAAGCCAAGGCTGACAATAGTCAAAGGGAGAAACACAATGCTGTTAAGGCTGCTGATTCTAAGTACGCTGCTCTCATTGACAGCCTGCGCAAGCGCCCCGAAACCCGTGCTGAAGGAATGCCCAACGGTGCCGAAGCTGTTGTTGGATGCACCGGAGAGGGACTGGCAAGGCCAGATGCAGAATTTCTTGCAGGGTACGCTGCCGACGCAGAAAGACTCCAAGCAGCCTACAACTCCTGCCGACAAGCCTACGAAGTAATTCAAAATGCCGCTCAGTAAACTCGTATTCAAGCCCGGCATCAATAGAGACCAGACGAACTATGCGTCTGAAGGGGGCTGGTACGAGTGCGACAAGGTGCGTTTCCGCTCGGGGTTCCCCGAAAAGATTGGTGGGTGGGAAAAATATACAACAACCCGGTTTTTAGGGGTTTGCCGTTCGCTGTTTAACTGGGCGGCTACGGATGGAAACAACCTGCTCAGTATTGCTACAAACGTAAAGGTCTATGTAGAGGCGGGGCAAACCCTGTTTGATATTACCCCCACACGTTTAATTGTTATTGTCCCTGCTGGGGTTAGTGGCACAGGCGTTATTGGCACGGTTACGATTCCTAATGTTTCATTCCCGGTTACGGGTCTTGCAGGCACTTCTGCGCTCGGTTCAGTAACGGTGGTTGTATGAGCACACTAGCTACTACTGCTGGTTCTAACCAAATAACTGTGACTGTACCCAGCCACGGCGCGTTGAATGGGGACTACGTTCTTATCAGTCAAGTAACGTCTGCTGTTGGTGGGATTCCTGCATCGGAGATAAACACAGACCAATTAATATCTGGCGTAACAACCAACACTTTTAAAATCACTACAATTACAGCCGCCTCTTCTACTGCAACATATTCGGCTCCAATAGATTTTCTTTTTGATATTCATGCAGGTGTGGCTACCGCCGCTGCAGGTTATGGCTGGGGCGCAGGCACATGGTCTCGTGGGGCTTGGGGTTCTTCAACCAACATCCCAGTTGTAACTCCTCCTCGTCTATACACCCAAGACCGCTTTAACAACGACTTGCTTTTTTGTATTCGCAACGGGGATATTTTTTATTGGGATTATGTAAATACGTTTAATACCCGAGCGGTTCTCCTTTCTTCTGTCACTAATGCTTCTGATGTACCTCAGCTTGTAGGTAGTATTCTTTTTTCACAACAAGACCGGCACTTACTTGCATTTGGTGGAACCGAGTACAGCACAAACAACTACGACCCGCTGGGTATTCGGTGGGCTAACCAAAATGAGCCTTGGAACTTTACTCCTAGCGCAACTAATAGTGCGGGGTTTTTTAGGGTATCTAACGGCTCAGAGATTGTACGAGCCATCCGCACGCGGGAAGAAATTCTAGTATTTACTGACTCAACGCTTTACTCCTTGCGTTTCTTAGGCACGGCAGAAGTATTTGGTTTGTTTGAACTTGCCGACAACATCTCTATAGTCTCGCCCGCTGCGCTTACAACGGTAAACAACGTTACTTTTTGGATGGGTACAGACAAGTTTTACCTCTACAACGGGCGCGTTGACACACTACCCTGCACCCTGCGTCAGTACATCTTCCAAGATATCAATCGCCAAACTCAGATTCAAACCGTCTGCGGCACCAACGAGCAGTTCAACGAGATTGTGTGGTTCTATCCCAGCGCCAGTTCAACAGAAGTTAATCGCTACGTAATCTACAACTACCAAGAACAAATCTGGTACTACGGCCAGCTTGAGCGTACTGCTTGGCTTGATTCACCTCTGCGTACTTACCCCCAATCCGCCTCTACTAGTGGATGGTTGTTTGACCAAGAACGAGGGGTTGATAATGATGGTGCTCCGCTAGAAGCATACATTTCGTCGGGCGATATTGATATTGAGGACGGCGAGCAGTTCATGCTTATCCGTCGAATTATCCCCGACATCAACTTCACCGGTTCAACATCTAGCAGCCCGCAGGTAAAACTTACTATCCAGCCGCATAACTTCCCCGGTCAGTTATACCAAACTAACAACCTTGAAGGCACCGGGCTAACTAAAACCGTAACAGGTACAGAGAACCAAGCCACCGCTATTATCGACCAGTACACCAACCAAGTTTTCCTACGCGCCCGTGGTCGTCAGGTTAAATACAAGATTGCTTCGGATGGTCTGGGTGTGCAGTGGCAGATGGGTATGCCGCGTGTTGATGCGCGTCCTGATGGGCGTAGGGGTTAACTATGGGGATGATAAAGTTTAGGTCTCCGGCCCTACCCCTGCCTACTAAAGAATATAACGAAGGGCAGCAAGACCAATTTCAACGCGCGCTAAAGATTTATTTTTCTCAGTTAGACTCTAACACCCCGGTGCAGGCCGAGTATTTTAAAGGGCGTGGCGACCAGTTGGTTCAGCCTTACGCGATGTTGATTAGCACCATCGACCAGTCCAGTGCTGGTATCACAAGTGAAAACCTGATTGAGTATGACGCCCCGTCCATAACAAATGGCATCACAGTTGTAGATGACACAGAAATTAATGTGCCTTATGCCGGTCAATATTTAGTTACGTTTAGACTTCAAGTTGCAAATCGTGGGGCCAGCGCTGGTGAGTTTGAAGTGTGGGCAAAGCGAGGCACAACCAATTTAGCAACCAGTAACACCCGTTTTGACCTTCCAGCAAGAAAAACCATATCAGTCTGGTCTCATATAGTTCCTACAATTACATTAATCTTTGATGTAACTGACCCCACAACAGAATATTTACAATTAGCTTGGTGGTCTGGTGTAGCAGATGCATATCTTGAACACTATGCCGCCGGAACAAGTCCTACCAGACCGGCTATACCATCTGTGATTCTTACAATTAACCTTGTGTCAGCAATACCTTAAGCAATATAATCAGGAAAACAAAAGGACTACTTCATGCTACCACTACTTCTAGGCGCAATTGGCGGCCCCCTTCTTCAAGGCTTAGGGGTTGGTGCTACTTTGGGATTAACAGCCACTAAACTCGGCGCTGGTATCGCCGGTCTAACTTCGCTTGCTCAAGGTAATGACCTCCTCACGGCTGGCTTGGACGCATTTGGTGGCTATGGTGGCGCAGGTGCTATTGGAAAACTAGGTGAACTTGGTAAACTTAGTGCGGCTAATGCAATTAATACTGGCGCAGCGTCGGCGGCGACTAAAGCAGGAACCGGGGCGGCGCAAAATTTGATTGGGGAATATGCGGCACAGGGCAGGGGGCTGATGGAAATTCCCCCAAGCACTTTGGCTGCAGAATACCAATCAGCGGCGGGTCCGGAGGCAGCAAAATTCTTATCTTCTACCCCGCTAACTGCGCCCACCGGCGCGTTCGAATCGGCGGGCGCTGGACTTAAAGACCTTTTCTCTCCCGGCGGAGCTAAGCGTTTTGCCGATATCACCGGCTCTTCTGCTCTTACTTCCGTCGGTCTACCCGCAGCAGGGGCTGTGTTACAACTAGGTGGGGGGCTTACCCCGCAACAAATGGGCGCCCCGCAACAATCGTTTGGTTTTGGGGAGTTCGTACCGCTGTCTGAACGCCGCCGTCAATATGCTGACCGTATGGGCTACGCCGAAGGTGGTATTGCCTCATTGAACCCTATGCAAGGTATGTTTGATGCTCGCCGCTCGTTGCCTGAGTACCGTGAATCTATGGGTGGATATAAGAAAGGCGGATATCTTAGTGGCCCCGGTGACGGCATGAGCGACTCTATTCCTGCAACTATCGAAGGTAAGCAGCCAGCACGGCTGGCGGATGGTGAGTTCGTCGTGCCTGCCGATGTAGTAAGTCATCTGGGTAATGGGTCTACTAAAGCCGGTGCACAACGCCTTTATTCCATGATGGACAAAGTTCGCAGGGCGCGTACAGGTACGCCTAAGCAGGGCAGGCAGATTAAGCCCGAAGAGTATATGCCCGCCTAAGGAAAACATATGGACCGCAGACTTCTTCTAGATATTCCCGACCTACCGCCAGAGGCTTTCAAGCACGTTGGTGACAAGCGCATCAAGCCCGAAGGGGGCGGCGGCAAGGGTGGTGGGTCTAGCACTACGACTGTTCAGCAGTCTGTTCCTCCGGAACTTGTGCCGTATGTAAGAGATGTAATTCAAGAGGGCCAGAAGGTAGCTGCACTGCCGTATGTACCGTATCAAGGCACCAGAATAGGGCAGTTTGCGCCGGAGCAAAGGGCGGTTCAAGCAGAAGTCATGGGGATGATGACCCCAGAGCAGTATCAAACAGCTATGGCTGGAGCACAAGGCACGGGCGCTTTGGGTTTTGGTGCGGCCCAACAGGGCTTGCAAGGCGGTATAGCGGGCGCACAGGGCACCGGCGCTTTAGGTTTTGGCACTGCTCAACAAGGGCTTCAGCGCGCTCTTGGATACGCCCCCGGTACGTTTGGGCAGCGCGAAGCTGGCTACTATATGTCTCCGTATCAACAAGCGGTTACGGATGTTGCCTTACGTGAAGCACAACGTGCGGCTGATATCGAGGGTAGAAATATTGGTCTGCGGTCTGTTGGTAGGGGCACTTCTGGTGGCTCTGCTGAGGCTCTTCAACGCGCTGAACTTGCACGTAATTTAATGACGCAACGGGGTGATATCCAAGCCCGTGGTAGCGAAGCGGCTTTCTTGCAAGCCCAACAACAATTTGAACGAGACCGTGCAGCCGCTGCCGGTGCTGCTGGTTTAGGTGCACAAGTAGGACAGGCAGGTCTGGGTGCTGCAGGGCAGATGGCTGGCACTCTCGGGCAGATTGGTCAGGCTGGCTTAGGAACCTCACTGCAATCCGCTCTTGGTTTGGGTGAATTGGCTGGGGCTAGTCAGCGTGCAGACCTCGCTCGTCTTGAAGCACAACGTCAGATTGCTAGCGAGATTCAAGCGCGTGAACAACGAATTCTTGACCAACAGTACCAAGACTTCCTCGCCCAGCGTGGGTACCCACGCGAACAAATCGCGTTTTATTCAGATATTGTGCGCGGCACTGGTCCTATGTTTGGTCAAGTTACGCAGACTACACAACCTATGGCCCCCTTCGGGCAACAGCTTCTTGGTTATGGTTTAGGCGCGCTGGGCGCATACAAAGCATTGGCTTAAGGAAAGAATATGAGTGCACTTGCGCGTATGGCGGGGATTCAAGAAGGGGGAATAGGAGATAAGCGCCTTATCCAAGCTATTTCTATGGGTAAAGATAACATGCAGCAGTTAGTTGCTATTGCTAACGGCGCACCCCCCAAGAACGGCGTGGATTCTATGTATGCCACCATAGCGTTAAACATTCTTGGCCCTGCACTTAAAGCCCAAAAGGCACAACAAGCAGGCCAACAACCCAAGTCGCCTACCGTCAAGGACCAAGTCGTAGCCCAAGCCTCTGACATGGGCGGCGGTATCACCAATCTTCCTGCTGAAACTGTAATGACCGAACAAGCCATGGCCGCTGGCGGTATTGTTGCGTTCCAAGGTGGTGGCGGTGTAGGTACAGAAAACATTACGAAACAAATGCAAAACCTTATTGAAGAACGCAAGCAGTTGCAGCGCACTTTGGGTTTTGGCGCGCGAGGGTACAATCCGCAGGCTGCGCGCCTTCAGGCTATTGAGCGTGAGTTAGCGTATCTAGAAAACCAGTTTAAGACTGTGGCCGGGCGTGAAGCTGCCTTCAAGCAAACCCGTCTTACCGATGCGCCCTTTGCTGAGTTAGCTCCTACCGCTGCCGCACAACAACCCGCTGCCGGTGCTGGTCCTGAAGCACCTCCTACCCCCGGCGTTGGCGCTGGCCCTGAAGCGCCTCCCCCTCCTCCTGCTGGACCGTCTTTGTACAAATCCCAGACTTCTTTCCCAGCTATTGATAAAGCTGCACAAGCATTACAAAGCGCATATAAAGGTGCGGGTGAAATTAAGCCCGAAGCCTTTTATCAAAACGCTAGCTGGGAAGGTATGGAAAATCTGCGGCCAGTTACTGCCGACCAGATTCGTGCTCAGCGTTTGCAGGGCAATTATGATTTGCAGGCTATGTACCCGCAAAGTCTTGAAGCAGCTAAACAACAAGAAGCTGAACGTTCTGCTGGGCTAGAAGGTTTATTTAAGCAGCGTGAAAAACGTGCGGCTGAAATGGAAAAAGCTGCTACGGTAGAAAAGGGACAGACCGCAGGTATCGGTTTGATGCAAATTGCACAGGAGTTGGTCACTAAGCCCCTGAACAAAATTGATATGACTAATGCTTTCCAAACCTTTAAAGATGCCAACAAAGATTTCCGGCAAGCTAAGAAGGACGTTGCTGCGGCTCGTGACAAGATTGATGAAGCGCGAGAGCTTGATAGGATGGGTCAGCACGACAGAGCGCGTAAGGAATATCGTGAAGGTGTCACTGCGTTACTGGCCCGTCGAGACCAGACTGATGTTATGGCTAACGCAGCCGATGCTGCTGATAAAGCGGGTCTGCGCGATATCGCCAGTATGCGGTTCCAAAATACTTGGAAGCAGTTTGATGCTAACGTGTCGGGGCTTAAGTCTACGGTAGAAACTGAATTGGCTAAGGCTGGTATTGTTTCTGCTGAACGTCGTACGGCTATGCAGTCTGCGGCAGAGGTTGATAAGTACAAAATGCTACAGCCGCAAAAAGCCAATCAAGAAATGGACCGGGCTAGAGACAATGCGTTATCCAGAGCCAAAACGTATATGGAGATTAATAAAACACTAGCGCTCTCCAACCCCAATCTTTTTGATACGCTATACAAGCAATACTTTACTGAAGAGCTTAAAGCTTTAAGGTATACTGACGAGCAAATCAACAAACTGCTTGGAGCCGGGAGCAGTGCACCAACGGGGCAAAAGACCCTAAAGTTTGGTGAAATTCAATAATCCGGCTAGTTACTTGAGGATGCTATGCCGTATTCTATCGAGCTACCAGACGGAACTCTTGTCCAAGATATCCCGGACAATTTAGACCCTAGAGAAGCAAAACGGCAAATCCTAGCTAAGCGCCCAGACTTAGCCCCGCAGACAACAATCGGCGGACAAGTAGCTCAACTACCAAAAGCGCTAGTTCGCGGAGCAGTAGGCACACTTGGAACTTCTGCGCAGGGTCTTGCGGCTCTTGCGCTACCCGAGTCTTTAGAAAAACCTGTAATTGGTGCTCTCCGTCGCGGCACTGAAGCCCTTAGCCCAACCATTGCTCCGGGCTATGAAGAATCTATTCCTACCAAGTTTGCCGAAGCGCTAGGTTCTTTCGGCTCGTTCCTTATTCCGGGTACTGCCGGTGCTAAACTTGCCGGTACTGCTGGTAGGTTGGGGACGACTGCTGCTGTTGCAGGTGGGGCTGGTGCGGGCGAAGCATTACAACGTGCCGAGCAAGCAGGCGCTACCCCCGAACAGATTTCTGCGGCTACTGGATTTGGTACGGTTGTCGGTCTTACCGAGATGTTGCCGGTTGAACGGGCATTGCGGTTTCTTAAACCGGCTAAAGAAACGATTGACGCTTTAGCTCCCACCTTTAAACAACAAGCAATCCGCCTTGTTAAGGAAGCGGCGATTAGTGGCGGCATTGAAGGTGCCCAAGAAGCGGCATCTCAGGTAGCACAAAACTTAATTGCTCAACAACTCTACAAGCCTGACCAGAAACTAATTGAAGATGTTGGCGAAAATGCTGCGTATGGTTTTGGTGTAGGTGCTGTTGCAGAAACGCTTCTTGATACTGCTCTAGGACGTAAGAACAGGCAAGCATTACAGGCCGCACAACAAGAACAAAAACGCAAACAAGAACAAGCCGCTGCCGCGCAACAAGCTGCCCAACAAGCGCAGCAAAAACAACTTGAAGCTCTGGGCGCAGGCTATGGTGCAGGCGCAGGACAGGCCGAAGGCCCGGTTAGATTACAGCGCGACTATGAAAGCACTCGTCAGAAGGTTCAAGACTTACAGGAACAGCTTGCTCAAGCCGCCGCTAAGGGCGATTTGGCTAAGGTAGCTGAACTCGACGCCTTCCTAAAGAAACAAGAAGAAACCCTAACCGCGCTGCAAACGCAAGCTAAAGAATCGGGTATAGAGTTTAAGACCAAATTTGACAGGGCTGATGTTGAGAAACAAATCCAAAAGTTGCAATCGCAACTTCAAAAAGCAGGTGAGTCTGGTGACGTAGAAAAGATTCGCAAGCTTGCCCCTCAACTCGCTGAAGCCCAAGAAAGATTAAAAGCCTTCTCGTTTGAGATGGGCATGGAGAAACAAGCTGCCGAAAAAGAGCGCGCTGAAATTGACGCTAGGCTTGCTGCCGAAGAAGAACTTAAAGATAGAGAAAACCTGCTTGCACAACAAGTCGCCGCTACTGAACAGCGTCCGCCGCTTAAACTTCCTGAAGCGCCTACCCTTGATATCTCTGAAGTTGAAGCCGTATTTGAACAACGCTTCAATGAGTATCTGGCTAAGGGCATGCCGCGTGAAAAGGCTATTGAAGAAGCCACTAAGCGTTCGGAGACCGTACGCGGGCGTGTTCTTAAGAAGTATCAGACCCGGCTTGATAAGTATAACGCCGATGTTGAAAAACTTAAGGAAGCCGCGCTAACCCCAGAAGAACGACTGGCTCGCTCACAGGAAGGATACGAAGAAGCCACTGAAGCTGCGCGTAAGGCTAGTTTTGTTGATGACATCTTTGACGAGATTGGTAACGTTATCAAACCGACAGGTCCGATAAACCCGATTCGTATTTCTGAAGACATCACTAAGGGTCGGCCCATCACTCGTGTGATTCAAGAGTTTCAAGATGCACAAAACACCAGCTACTTTGACCTAATGAATCTTGCGCAACAATTGCGCAATCGGGATTTTATTGGCGGCGAGGGGGGAATTCGTGGGCGCGAACTTATCAGCATGCAAGATGTTCGCAAGAACCTTGAAGCGGCCATCGAAGAAAAAAAGAAACAGTATATCAATGCGGTTTTGTATCGCGCTGCTGCTGAACGTACAGCCCTTGGGCGTTCCGGACTTGATGAAGACACCGCGCTAAAACTTGCTACCCAAACAAAGCTTTTACTTGATGAATTAGTTACACGTACCTCAGCACCTACTAGCCGTATTTATAAAAAGGAAGCCTTTAAACGCGGCGAAGAAGAAATGGGTGAAGATACCCGTACCAAAGAAGAACGTCGGTTTACTTATGATGAGGCTTCACTAAATAGGTTACAAAAAGTTTACGGTTTGGACGATACCGTGCTTCAATACATTCGTCAGTTTAATAAACGGCTAGAAGAACTTGACGCACAACGTGACCAGAAGCTTTCTCCGGAAGTACGGCGCCGGGTTGTAGCTGAATTCAACCGTACTTTCCAGCAACGCGCTGAGACTCTTAATGAAGGGTTGATGCGGTCTGTTGAAAAAAATATTCGTAGGGTTGTTTCTACACGGGGAGCCCTAACTGCTACAGAAGGCGAACTTGAACTTACAGCGCCCACGGAAGAAGGGCTCAGCGCTAAAGAACAAAGACTTAAAGGGGCACCTTCTCCAGACCGCACTCGTCCTGTACGAGAGGCGGGTGACATTGAAATGGAGATTGATGCAAAGCGTCGAGAGCTTGAGTTTGTAAAGTCTCAAACCACGGTTGGTCCCGGCCTTGGGATGTATGGTGCGCCTACTACCGTGTTCAACAAGCCAACTGAAATTGCACGGCTTGAGCGCGAGATTAAAGAACTTGAAAAAAGAAAAACCGAGACAATACCCGGCGCCACCCCGTCTCTGGCGGGGCAACTACTTCGCCGTCGTGAGTTTACTGCTAATAAAATTAATGACGCTATTAGGCTTCGTGGTGGGGAGTTTGATACCGCCACTCTTAATGCCCTTGAAAAAGTTCAAATTGCTGCTGAGAACGGCACAGCCACCAATGAGCTGATGGACTTGGCCGATGCGGCTATTGCCCGTAAGGGCGGCGCTACGTTTGCCGAACAGATTGAAGACCAACTTAAAAACATCCAACAGGCTACGCAAGAAGGTAAGCAGGCTGATTTGTTTGGTGCGCCTGTAACCGAACGCACCACACCGGCAAGGCTTCGCGCATTGTCCGAGTCCGAGAAACGCAAGGCAGCAGAAAAAGAAGCCAGAACCCCGGAAGCTAAACTAAAAGCGCTAAAGCAAGAACTCGCTGACATTGAGAAAGAACTTGAAGGGCTTGCACCAAAAGATAAAGAAGCTGTAACTGCTTTGTTGGCGCAGGCTAGAGCCGTTGAATCGGAACTGACAAGGCCCGAAGGTGGGTTTGAAAAGAGAGTGGCAGACCTTAAGGCCAGCCTTAAAAAGGTGCGTGCAGACAGGGAAAAGGCTAAGGAAGAAGTTAAGAAGCTTGATAAAGAACTTGACAAGTTAAAAGAACAACGCGAAGAACTTATCCGTAAAGGGGCTAATGCGCGTTCTAAACCCATACTAGAACTTACAAAAAATATTGAAAGAATAAAGAGCACTTTAACCGCAACCAAAGCTAAGGTTGATAGGTATGTTGCGCCTCCTGAAACTAGTGTCAAGCCCGGCGCAAAACAAAGCGCCCAAAATATTCTGGACCTTAATAAAGAACGGGAAGCGCTACTAACTAGCGGGGCTAAGGAAGGGTCCGCCCAAGTCCTGTCTATCGACAGGGCTATTGCTAAAGCAGAAGAAGAAAGCAAGCGTCAAGAAAAACGCGAACAAGCAAAAGTTGCACCGCGTGGTGAAGAAATTCTTAAAAAACATTGGCCTCTTGAGTTTGAGTCGCAGACTGAACAAATTTATGCTGAAGCTGTTGACTCTTATGAAAACATTATTCAATTGGTTAAGGACTTGGCCGGAGTCTATCGCGCAGCGGCTCGACGTGAGGCGGGGGTTCCTGTTGCGGTAGCGGGGGCGGAGCAAGCAAGTGCACTTGCCGCAAAGAAAACGGAAATAAAGAGTGCTATCCGCGTACTGGTTGGCAAGATTAAAAAGCAAAATGCCAAAACCAAAGCGCAACAAGACACAGCACAGCGTTCTGAACTTACTAATAAGCGTGCTGCTGATGCAGCACTTGCAGGCACCGCTCGTTTAGTGGCGGAGGCCAACACCAAAGCAGCGCGTCTTGCAGAACAGGCGCGTCTTGAATCTGTGGGCCGTGAAGGTGTTCGGGTTTCTACTGAAGTTGTGTACGGCAAGACCGGGCAAATGTTCACAGTCTCTACTGAAGAGACAAAGCTGTTACGTAGAAAGCGAGACGAACTTGCTGCTGAACGCAAAGCCCTTGAAGCTAAAGGTGTTAAGAAAAACTCTAAGGAATACAACAGCCTTTATTCCCAGATTTCGGACCTTAGTATTCAGATTGCCGCCAAGGAAACCCCGCTGCTTCGCCGCGTTACCGAAATAATTAAGAAAGACCAACCGGTATCTGCTGAACAAAAAGCTTTTGAAAAGCTACTCGATACTCAAAACCTTGAAGAAACCCTTGAGTACCTTGAAGATATTGTTGCGCAAACGTCTAAGCAACGCGGAACAAAGCAAGCATTTGCTTCTAAAGAAGAAGCTAACCGCCTTAAGGTAAAACTAACTAAAGTTGTTGAAGAACTTAAAACTGTTCCGAAGTTTACAAAGGACGGTAAAAAGTTTAATAGCCGCTACGTGCAGTTGGAAAGTGAGCGCACTAATCTTGAAAACCTGATTGAAGCCCGCACTACCCCGTTTGTTGAAAATCTTAAGAAGAAGGTTGCAGACCTTCGGATGTACCTTATTGTTGGCCCTCAAACATACGAGCGTTTAGTAACGCAAGGGGGTAAACGCTACACAGCGGAAGAGCTAGTTAAGGTTCTGTATGCGCTTGATTCTTCTGCAGCGGCGTTAAAGAAAAGCACAGAGCGGGGCAGCAAGGCAAAACTAAAGGCTGTTGCTAAGCAGCGAGAGTTCTTAAAAGAACAGTACGGCGAAGCCCTGAAGGAAGCCGTAGGCGCTGCCGCCACTCTGCGCAGACAAGAACGTGTAACTGCGGTTAAGCCCCGCGCCCCCACCCCGCAGGCTAACTTTGTTGTTAAAGCTGCACGAGAACATTCGCTGTCCACCGCCGAAGCTACTGAAGTTGTGCTTACTGCACAAAGTCGTACGGGTGTTCAGTCCGCCCTGCGTAAGCATGGTGTGGATAGTGCGCAGTATAAGAAGGCTATGGACACGGCGGTTGCTGCCGAAGTCAAGGCGCGTGCAAAGCAAGCGACAAAAAGTTTTGAAGATACCGACTCCGTCTTTGATATTCGTAGCGGTATTAGTTGGCGGATTGGTAAGCGCAGTAAAGAAGGCGAGTTCAGCAAGGACCGGGCAGAAGCAGCGTTCAAGAATCTTAAGACCCCCGCTGGTGTTAAGGTTGTGTTTGCCCACACCTTCGATGAACTCCCGGACTACGTAAAGAAACAGATTCCTGACTCTTCTCTTTCTTATGCTGACAGAGCAAAGGGCGGGGTTTTACTTGACGGCACTGTTATTCTTATTGGAAAAAATCATATAAGTGAAGCAGACCTTGAGACCACCGCAGTCCATGAAATCGTGGGCCACTATGGTGTAGATACGCTCCTTGGCGACAGCGGTATGAAGACGTTGACCAAGAACATCGAAGCGCAACCCGGCGGCATTATGGGTTTGGCTGAGGCTCTTGGCCCTGAAGCGGTTGATGGTGTCCGCCAAGCAACTATCACCTCTGAAATAGATTCAGGTTTTGCCGAATTTAATTTCTTCCTTGAAGACTGGGGTTCAGAAGACCCTGCCCTCCGCGATTATATTCAAGCTGTTGGGCGTAAGTATTTCTATAAAGGTGTCGAAGCAGGGCGCGCCGAAGCTAAAGAATGGGAAAAGGACGGGCATGAAAACTACGATGGTATTAGTGCCTCTATAGAAAAAGAACTGGCACGTATTAAGAAAAAGTACGGCAAGGGCCTTACAAAAGAACAAGTAGCCATCGAACAAGTCCGCGAACTGATTGCGTACACGGCGCATCAACGTACCACCGAAGGGTTCCTGAAGAAGGCCAATCGCTTTATCAAAGAGCTTGTTGGTACTCTTCGCGCCGCCCTTAAGAAGATGGGCTTCACTTCGTTCGGCCTTGACCGGGTATCTACTAGCGACATCTACAAGATTATCCGAGACGCAGAACAAACGCTGGGTAAAAATCGCCCGAGTGTGTACGTCTCCCCCACCGGACAAGCTGCATACCGTCTTGGTGGAGTGCGGTGGGCAGATACTGCCGAAGCTAGGGAGATGGAAGAGATTGCCAAGGGCGGCATGATTGGCAAAGAGAAGGGATTGCTTGCCGACCTCAAGGCCAATCTATTTGGGTTGACCGGCGCTACTCAATGGATTGACCGCCTTGCTCCGGTGGAACGTGCCGCCGCCTATATGAAGGACGAAGCTAAGGCTATGCAGATGATGTACCACCTGCGTATGCACGACTATGGATTAAATGCTACGTCACAGGTTGCATCGGAAGGACCGCTCACCTATATCAAGGATGACAAGGGCTTCCATGTTTTGACCAGTAAGAGTGGCGCTAGCTTGTCGCAGATTGCTTCTGAGTTGAACAAAGCCAAAGAAGTACTCGGAGATGAAAACGCAGTTACCGAAGCGTTCTCCCTGTACATGGCGGCTGTTCGGTCAAAGCAACTCAAAAACAACTTGCTTGATTACGAAGAAAAGAACATTACCAAGCAACAGCTTGAACGGGCATATGAAATCGGTGACAAGATTCCAGCTTTCCGAAAGGCTCGTGAACTGTACAAACAGTACAACGAAGGGTTGCTTGATTTTCTCGTCGAGACCGGGGCTATGTCTCAGAAAAAGCGCGATGAACTTATCAAGGACAGGGAGTACACGCCGTTCTACAGAATGCGTGGTGGCATAGCCGAGCTTGTTGTTGGCGAAGAGATTGCGCCTATCACTGTGGGTGACATCAAGAACCAACCGCACCTGCACCAACTGGTAGGTGGCAACAAACCCATTCTCGACTTTTTTACTGGCGCCCTCCAGAACACCCGGCTACTCACTGAGATGGCGCTGCGTAATCAAGCTACAAAGGAAACGGCTTTTGCTTTCGCTAACTCCGGCCTGCTTGGAGTTCCTCTGGATGAAAACGGTAACGTCAAACTACGCAAGGACGGCAAGCCTTTTAACGGTATCTTCAAAGGCGAAGGCAAAGCTTCTCCCAATGTTATTCACTTCAAGCATAACGGTGAAAACTACTACGCCGAGATGAATGAGAAGCAGCTTGAAGCTATCGGTATCCCCGCCGACCTTCTGGTCAAGGGTATGGAAGGTATCCGGGCAACTATCCCGTCGATGCTGCGGCTTATGTCCGTACCTACCAAGTGGCTACGCAATGCAATCACCAGAAACCCGCTGTATGTAGCACGCCAAATCGTTCGGGATTCAACTAACAACTGGATTGTTACTGGTAGCGATGCCAAGCCGTTGATTGGTGCAGCCGCCGAGTTTGCAAAGATTGTTGCTGGTAAGAGCGAAGGCGAAAAGCTTCTTCAACAACGCGCTATCTTGGGCGGGCAAACTATTACTGGCACCCCGGAAGACATGCAAAAGATTCTTCTGGGTCTTACCAAGGGTGAGGGGTACAGCATTTCCGCGTTGTGTGCCAAGGCTGACCGGATGGCGATTGCGGCTGATGCCGCGTCTCGTGTGCGTATTTACAACTCTTTCCGCAAGCAGGGGTTGTCGGACATGGAAGCTACTCTTGCAACCATGGAGTCCATGAACTACACGAAGCGCGGTTTGTCGCCTAGCTTGTACATGGCTAACATGCTGATGCCGTTCTTGTATGCACAGATTCAAGGTCTTAATGTGACGTACAAGGCGATGCGCGGCAAGATGCCGTATGCACAAAAGCTTAACCAGCGTTCAAAGTTCTGGACTCGCGGCATGATGCTTATGGGTACGACCCTAGCTTACGCCGCAATGATGGACGATGATGAAGCGTACAAGAACGCTAACCCCAAGGACAAACTAGCAAACTGGTTCGTCTATATCCCCGGACTTGATGAACCTATCCGTGTACCCATCCCGTTTGAAACAGGCTTAATCTTCAAGGCTATCCCTGAAGCGATTGTCATGTCGTTAAAGAACGATGAGGAAGCGGCTAAGGCTTGGAAGGGTATCTCCGGATTGTTGGCGCAGTCTGTGCCGGGTGACATTCCTACGTTTATCAAACCCGGTATTGAGCTTACTGCTAATTACTCATTCTTTACGGACGACGCAATCATATCCCGGCGTGAGCAACAGTTTATGCCTGCCGAACAGTATCGAGAAAACACTAGTGAGTTTGCTAAATTTTTGGGCGGTATGGCTAATGTATCCCCAATTGGGATTGAATATTTAATACGTGGACATTTTGGGTCTCTTGGCGTAGCGGGCATGCAAGCCCTTAATATACTTGCGGTTGACCCATCACCTGTTCCCAAGCCTGAAGGTCGGGCGTCTACCCTGCCCATAGTGGGCGCGTTGTTCCAGCCAAAGGATGCGAACGGGGCTATAGAAGCGTTTTACGATGTTGCGGAGCGTATGGAGAAAGCCGAGGCAACTTTCAACAAGATGGTCAATGAGGGCCGCGCTGCTGATGCAAAAGCTTTTGCTCAGGAATACAGCCGAGACATTGCGCTGTCTGATGCAGCACAAAGTGTTAAAAAAGAAATGGGTGAGTTGGCTGCCATGCGGCGTCTTGTGTTGGAATCCCCGCTATCTTCAGCAGAAAAGCGTGCAAGGATAGATGATATTCGCAAAGCGCAGATAGCCTTAACAAAAGCGGCTAATCAGATTTTGTACGCAAAACCATAAACAGCATGCCGAGTTTACCGTCAAAGATTCCAAACTCATAAGTAACTATACGCCCAAAGGAAAGGGCTGATTTCAGCCCCTCCTCTCTTGCTATGTCTTGATTAAGCGTGGGTATAAAGATAGCGTCGCCCTTTTCCATAAGCCCCCACGGATAATCAATCTCCAGTTTCTTCAAGGCTGCTGTCCGGTTTGCTGATGCGCATAGCCGCTACCCGCATCTCTGGGCCTTTAGTTTTAGCTAATAAATCTTTCTTCTTCAAGTACTCAACGTGGTACTTGCGCTCCATCTCTTTCTTAAATTCTTCAAAACTATATCCTACAGCAGAGCAGTGCTGGCGCAGCAGTTTAATCTCAATGTAATAATCAATACGTCCGGGGGTGACATCGTGCTCAACCCGACCTGCAATATTGGACCGGCTGATAGTCTCATCAATCAGGGCACCATGCCCAAGCACCGCTTCCAACATCTTACTGGCTTCGCTACGACGCACAACAACAAGCTGCCCATACCGCTCACGTGTATATGAACTTAGTACATCGTCGGCATCTTTTTGTGATAACCCCACATACTTTCGCCCATTCTCAATTAGAGGCACTATGCAGTAATCAATAATTTTTTTAACGGGTATATCAATGATGTTGGAATACTTAGAACCTAAGATAATTGACGCACAAAGTATTGATGCTCCCCCATCAAACCAAAAGCGCTCGCTTCCCTTATATCCAAGTAGCTCTGTTAGGCGCTTACGGCAATCTTTAAATAGTGGCGCACTCAGTGCATCGTTTTGAACTAGCCAACGAATATATTTTTCTCCAACATGCCCATGATGTTCTCGTAATGCCGATAAGTTTTCTTGCTCCTGTTCAGTCAGCGTCATCTCAGTATAAAACCCGGCTTCAAGAAGCCGCATAATCACCGCTTCGCTAGAGTTATCTTGTGATACCAAAGAGTCCATGAGGTAGGAGTTTGAAGTAGTCAACAACAAAGATTTCCACCCCCCTCTACCAACCTGCAGGCCGCCCTTAGTAGTTGAACGGTCTTTGGGTGTACCCTCCGACATCCGGTAGATAACAGACTTTGCCCACGCATTGCGTTGCGCAGCAATTATTTTTGAGTTACCTACAGGCTGTTTATCTTGCTGCGTTGTAGACTCGTCCATAAGAACACCAAAGCTATTCAGTTCAGATGCCGCTTCAATGAGCGCAATTTCTGAAGAACTAGAGGCGATACCAATCATGGATGGGTGCCCGAACATGCCGCCAGACAAAGACAAAGCTAACGATTTACCGGCCCCAGTTTTACCGCAGGCATGAAATACTACCCCATTGACTCCCGCGTACTTCATAAGCAGGGAGGCAGCCCCAACCAATCCAAAACCCAAAAGCATCCATTCTTCACGGCTGATAAGCATGTTGACGATGTTGAGCCACGGCTCCATACTAGAACCACGAAGCTTGAATTTTTTATTCATGGCGTCTAATGACGGCATGGGGAAAGACGTTATTGACCCGTCTGGGTGGTATATACGTTCATGGCACACAATAGAACCATCTTCTTGCCACCCATAATTAGACGGAACAATTAGCGCATTATGTGTGCGACTTGCTTCTTCAACTGCTGCGCGAATATAGGAATACAAATTAACATCATTGCCCGAACCAAAAAGCGCCATGATGTTTTGTTCGGCTAAAGCTTTAAGCGTTTCGTCTTTGCTTACAATTGCTCGTTGTGGAAAGACAATAGTTTCGGGGCCTGTCTTTTTATCAGCCACCATGTAGACCGTATGCGTCCTGTTGATATTTAAAATGTGCACAACAAACAAATCGTAATCCAGTAAACGAATATCCTTTACTAGTTCTTCTCCGTCTTCACTTTTTTTGGCGGACTTCTGGTGCATGATTACGCCCCCGCCCTGCGCATAGCTATACCCTTTGGGGGCGGCGGGTCTGGTAATTGTTGTTTTTGGTTTTTCGACTGGTGCCTGTTTTTCAAGCACTACTTCTTTTTTGGTTTCATCTGTTTTGATGTACCGTGCAAGCACCAGCGGGTTAGTTATTTTGCCGTAATGTTTGCACTTGTCGCAGCCCCCCTCATTAAGCTCTTGCATTTTTGTACAGGGATAAGGGCCTTTGATTTCACGTAGCTTTGTATGCATACGTTCTTCATCATAGGGGTGCAAGTCACTGAGGTGTTTATTATATTCATCTGCATCTTCACACTTCATAGACCACGACAGCAGCCCACGCCAAAGCGGCTCCATCCCATCATCAGAGGCGTGTTCTATGTAGTACTTTAGTTGGTCGCACCCCGCGCCTTGCATACTCTTATCCAAGAGCAGCTTAAATTTATTGTTTGTACCTTCAGTAAGCTTGAAGCTGGTTTCTTTTTTCTTGGG